GAACAGTTGAGGAGGATCGATGGTCGCCATCTATGAACCAAAGGGACGTGCGCTCGAGTATGCGCCACTGGCTTGCAACCTGTACCGGGGCTGTGGACACCGCTGTACCTACTGCTACGCGCCGAATGTGCTGCGAGAGGACCGGGAGAAGTTCCACGCGTCCATCGCGCCACGACCTCGCATCCTGGCAGAGCTTGAGAAGGACGCGGCCAAGCTCCACGGCGACCCTCGCCGGGTTCTGCTGTCGTTCACCAGCGACCCGTACCAGCCGGCCAACGAGGAGTTCAAGCTGACTCGTCAGGCGATCGAGATTCTCCACTCACACGGCCTGTGCGTCGAGATTCTGTCCAAGGGCGGAATGCGAGCGACCCAGGACTTCGACCTGCTTGGCGAACGCGACCGCGTGGCGGCGACTCTCACCTCCGTGACCGGACCGGTGTCCCACGAATGGGAACCCGGCGCCGCGTCGCCCGGTGAGCGCGTCAAGTACCTGAAGGAAGCGAAGCGCCAGGGACTCGTGACGTGGGCCAGCCTCGAGCCGGTGTTGGATCCCGAGCAGTCGCTCGAGATCATCCGGCGGTGCCATCCGTTCATCGACAAGTTCAAGGTCGGCACGCTGAACCACCACCCGGTCGCCAAGACGATCGATTGGAAGAAGTTCGGCAACGACGCGGTGGCTCTGCTCGAGGAACTCGGCTGCGACTACTACATCAAGAAGGACTTGCGCGAGGCCATTGGATGACGAAGAAGCTCGCCGCCCACAGACGTTCGTTCAAGCGTATTCTGAGCTTGACTTGTCTCGAGGCGGTGAAGCAGATGATACTCTCTGGCTACCCGCTCCCGACGGTCGTGGCCTTCATTCAAGAGGTGAAGGGCGAGAGCACGGACATCAAACCGACTTCGCTGCTCACCATCCTGTCCGACTTCCGCAAGACGATCCCGATCGGAGAATCGATAGCCCCGTTCCAGCCGCGTAGAATCGTCGAACTGCAGGAAGAGTTCGAGGACATCCATCAGGACTTGAAGGACATTACCTGGGCCATCGACATGCTTCAGGAGAACATCAAAGCCGCGTACCAGACGGTCGCTGACACTGGATACCCGGCCAAGAACCTGCAGGTCGACCTCGACACGCTGTCGCGCATGATCGCTCGGCGTCACGAGATCAAGATGGACCTCGGCATGGGCAAGGGCCGAAACCTCGGTACGCTCACCGTGGCGCCGGCCATCATGCGACGTGTGCGCGACAAGCACGGTCAGGTCTTCGACGAGATCATCGGCAACCCGGAGAAGCTATCCCAGGTGGTGTCTGGTGCCACGCGTCTGCTCGCTGCAGCTACAGCTGACGCCATCGACATCGAGGGGGAGCCTGTGGAGTAGATGATTATCAAGACGGCCAGGGGTCGCCGTGTTTCCGTCGTCACCAAAGAGGAGCAGGAGAAGCACGCCGTCGATATCCTTTCTGGATACGCGCCGGAGGTGCGCGAGGCGATCCGCCATCTGATCACCACAGTCTCTGAGGGCGACCGGGAGTTGTTCGACCTGCTCAACACGGCTCGGCTGAAGCGCGAGATCGTTTCGATGGAGCAGTTCATGGAGGACGACTACTACCTCGGTGAGCCGTGCCGCACTGTCTACCCGGCGCTGAAAGAGGAACTGATCAAGATCTTCGACGGCGACACGCGGGAGCTGATCCTGACCGGGAGCATCGGTTGGGGAAAGACCACGTTCCTGTCGATCGTCCTGGGCCGCATCCTGTACGAGCTTTCGTGCCTCGCCCACCCGCAAGCGACGTTCGGGCTGTCGCCCGGATCGGAGATGGGCATCGTGCTCGTGTCGAAGAACTTGCCGTTGGCCCGACGCGTGTTGAAGACCGCGGTGGACGACAAGCTGAAGCTGTCTCCGTACTTCAACGACCACTGGAAGCCGAAGTACGGCAAGGACGAGACGCTGTTCCCCGACAACATCGTCATGATGATCGCGTCCTACCAATCGGAGCGGCTGCTCGGCGTGAACGTGCTGGCCGGTGCGATGGACGAGACGAACTTTGCGATGACGAGCAAGCAGCAGATCATCTCGAAGATGGGCGAGAAGGCGAGCGTGGCGAACTACGACCTCGCCGAGAAGGTCTACACGACGCTGCTCACGCGTATCAAATCCCGGTTCCAACGGGCTGGAGAGTTGACGGGCATGATGATCCTGGCCTCGAGCGCGAGCACCGAGGGCAGCTTCATTGACCGCCGTCTGCGAGAGGCCGAGGGCGACACGACAGCGACCGTGCTGGACTACGCCACCTGGGACGTGAAGCCGAAGTCGCACTTCTCAGGCAAGTGGTTCAAGGTGCTGGTCGGTGGGTCGGCCCTGCGGTCGAGGATCATGGACGAGGGTGAGACGTTCGACGACCAGTACCTCGAAGAGAACGAGGCGCGGGTCATCGACGTGCCGGAGGAATACCGTCTCGACTTCGAGCTGAACCTTGAGGACGCGCTCCGCGACATCGCCGGGATAGCCACGCAAGCCATCTCCGCGTACCTGCAGCGGGTGGAGGCCATCGACAAGTGCGTCGTCGACCAGCCGCATCCGTTCAGCGTGGACACCTGGATGTACGGGACTCCTGGCCGGTTCGAGTGGGATCGCATCTGCGCTCAGTTCACGCGGAAGATTGCCGGCGGGTACGAGGAGCTTGCGTGGCGACCGCTGCGGAATCCGAACGAGCCGCGCTGGATCCACGTTGATACCTCACTCTCCGGCGACAGCACCGGAATAGCGATGGGCCACATTGAGAAGTGGGTCGAGGTCGTGCGGCGGAACTCAGACGGCGAGGCGTTCGCTGACGTGATGCCGTACATCGTCATGGACCTCATGCTCCGCATCAACCCGCCGCCGGGTGAGCAGATTTATCTGCCCGACGTGCGGCGCCTGATCTACGAGTTGAGCGAGCACGGGTTCACGCTGATCGGTTGCAGCTTCGACCAGTACCAGAGCGCCGAGATGATGCAGCAGTTGAAGGCTCGAGGACTTCCGGCCAAGCTGATTTCGGTGGACAAGACGACGGCGCCCTACGACTCTCTGAAGTCGTGTATTTATGAGAAGAGGATCGAGTTCTATAGGTACGAGGCCTTTCTTGCTGAATTGAAGGCACTCGAATATGATAGGGTCCGTGGTAAGGTAGATCACCCGCTGGCAGGGTCGAAGGATGTGAGCGACTCCGTGGCAGGGGTGGTCTTCGGATTGCAGGACTCAGCCTCTCGATTGCCCCTGGTTCGAGGGACGGGTGCTAGGTTGAATGAAGAACGGCCTGACGACTTCGGTTGGGTGACTCGGAAGGTTCCGGCGGAGAATGTCACCGACGAGATGATCGAAGACGGGAAGCGCCGCGGCGAAGGTGGACGGGTGCCGATGCCATTTCTCATGGGAGACAGCGAATGAGTTTCATTCAGTCGATCCGCGATTGGTGGCAGGGCGACAAAGAGAGTCAGATTGCCCGTGAAGCCAAGGGCGTGTCCAACGAGTTCGCCAGCAACATGTCTCCGTTCCCCTACGCGGGTGCCGGCGGAGGTCAGACAGGATACAACGTACTCGGGTCGGCGCTGACCATCGACCAAGACCTGATGCACAGGTACGCCGACTACGAGAACATGGACGACTACCCTGAGTTGTCCGCCGTGCTCGACATCTACGCCGACGACTCGACCATCCCCGACACGTTCAGCGGTCGCACGATCTGGGCGAACGCCAAGGACAAGGTGTACCGCGACATCGCGGACGACCTGATCTACCGGCGCCTCCGCATCGAGGACGACATCTGGTCGATAGCGCGGACGCTGTGCAAGTACGGCAACGTGTTCGCCGAGGTGCTGATGACCGATGTTGGCGTGGTGGGCCTGAACTGGCTACCGCCCCCGACCATGCGTCGCATCGAGGACGAGCATGGTGCGCTGCTCGGGTTCGTGCAGGATCCCCGCATGACGTTCACCGCTGGCATGGCCCACGTCGAGAAGTTCATGAACGGGACGATCGACCGGGACGCGCTCACAGCTGACACCGGGATGATCTTCTTCGCGCCGTGGGAAGTCGTGCACTGGCGGCTGCGGTCCAAGTACATGCGGTCCACCTACGGCTACGGCGTCCTCGACTCCGTGCGGTGGGTGTGGAAGCGGCTGCAGATGCTCGAGGACTCAGCCCTGGTCTACAAGCTCACCCGCGCACCGTCCCGCTACGCGTTCTACGTGGACACCGGGGATCTCCCGCCACGACAGGCGATCAGCTACGTCAACGACGTGCGGCGCCAGTACAAGAAGAAGAAGCTGTTCAACCAGGACACGGGACAGCTCGAGTTCCGCTACAACCCGCTGTCGCAGGACGAGGACTTCTGGGTGCCGACACGCGGAGGTCAGGACTCCACGCGCATCGATGTGATCTCCGGCCCCGATTGGCAGAGCATGGACGACGTGGAGTACTTCCGGTCCAAGCTCATCGCCGGCACGAAGGTTCCCAGGCAGTACATGGGACTCGGCGAGGGAGACTCGAATCGTTCGTCGCTGGCGCAGGAAGACGTTCAGTTCGCCAGGACGGCGATGCGGATCCAGCGCGAGCTGAAGAACGGGATCAAGCAGGTAGGCCGGATTCACTTCGCCGTGCTCGGAATTGACCCCGACGTGGTTCGGTGGGACTACGAGATGACGGTGCCCTCGAGCATCTTCGAGATGCAGCAGATCGAGGTGTTGAACGCCAGGGCCGACCTCGCCAACAACCTGCAGGACTACTACCCGCGTGAGATGATCATGCACAACATCTTCAAGATGACCGAGGAAGATGCGACGATGACCGTGCTCGCCAAGCATAACGAGGAAGCGGCCGATGTGCAGAGCCAAGCCAGGGCCGATTCCGAGGCCAGGGCGTTGTACCCCGACGCCGAAATCGCGTCGGAAGAACAGACCGAGGAGCTGACGGCCAACCCTGACAAACGCCTTGACATGCTAACCGAGTCAGCGAAGAATGGTCAGCAAGCTGACTCTAATATGGCGAAGACATTACAGAGAATCGAGAAGAGACTAACTTCAATCGAGAAGATGTCTCGCCTCTACCGTAAATAGGAGTCAAGAATGCCCTACGTTCAAGAGTCCGAGATTGCGAAATATCACCAGGGCAGTTTCGAGGACAAGATTCAGTCGCTGCACTCGGCGGTGGAGTCCGCACACGGCAAGAAGATTCGGATGCTGGCGACTCACGTCGAGCACGCGCTCGTGGTGGACGAGGACGGGAAGTTCCTGCGTGCAGACTTCCTGGCCGGCAAGAAGGGTCTGAAGGTCGAGGTGTCCGACGCGGGTATCTCCGTGGTCGACGAGGCCGACCTCCCGGTGTTCGTGTCGAGGGAGATCAGGGAGATCGTCGAGGCCGGAATGAGCGGTGAGGCACCGGACCGCACGCGTGTGCGGTCGCTGTTCGGGCTGCTCGAGCGGGATGAGCAGTACTGGCTGACCGACGTGCTGGCGAAGCTCGATGAGGTCATTTCGGCCGACTCTGACTGGCTTTCCGAGGATGCGCCCGAGGGCGAGCCGTCCGCCCTGGCCCAGAGGATCCCGACCACACGGTACACGAAATTGCCCGACGGGAGACTGTCGGAGTTCACCGATGAGCTTGCCGATTCGATGACGATCCTGGCGGAAGTCTTCGCCAGCGTTGTTGACGAAACGACCGCTCTGGTGTTTGATGAAGAGGAAGACACGGGACGAAGCGCCGTTCGCAAGTCGTTGATTGCTGAAGCGCAAGCCGCCAATAGCTTGCTCGTCAAGGCCGAAAAGTTGATGTCGTCGAAAGACGCAGAGCGGACAGCAGAGGCGCATGATAAACTGGCTGAGCGAGCCACAAAAATGGCGGCGGTGTCCGCTTCGCTACGGGCACTCAACGACGACGAGGAGTAAGCGATGGATCAGCGCAAGAAAGTTATGACAAGCTTGGAAGAAGACATGCGGGAACTCACCGGCGTGGGCGAGGACTCGATTGCTCGCATCGCCGGACTCACCGAGTCGTGCGGCATCCCGACAGTGGGAACCGTGTCGGCGAACATCATGGATGAGGAAGCGTTCAGGACCTCTCTCAATGAGAAGAAGTCCAAGGGCAAGTTCCCGAAGGGGTGGAAAAAGAAAGCCTCTCCCGGCGATGGAGATATGGAGCTGTGGTCCGGCGTTGAGAACGGGTACGACAAGCCGCCGGAGCCTAAGCAGTCTCTGGTCAGCAAGCTCGACTCGCTGCTCGCCAAACTGCTCCAAAAAAAGACAAAGGGTGCGGATCTGGGCGGTGTCGAACTGGACATCTGGCACGACACGCGAGGTGGCACCGTGAAGATCGTTCTCGAAGTCGATGGGGAAACCGTCGGTCGGGCGTTCTGGCCGATGAACTGGTACAAGCTCGGCAGCAAGGATGTTCAGGATGGGTTCGACCTGTTGTGGGGTCAGCTTCCCTCCAAGATTCGGAAGCTAGCCGAGGACGTGATCGACGAGGAGTCCGACGAGGAAGAGGACAAAGAGGATCCCAAGGAGAAGTCCGAGGGTGACTGTAGCGATGACGAGGAAGACGACGACGACGAAGAGAAGGACGAGGACATCTCCGAGGAAGTCATCGAGGAGTGGAAGGAAGTCCTCGGCGACGACTTCGACGACCTCGTGACCGAGGCCAAGAAGAAGAAGAAAAAGAAGAAGATGGACGCGTTCGTCGCGGAGCTTGCCAAGCGCAAGGACGTGCGCGACCCCGAGGCCCTGGCCGGCTGGCTCGCCAACTACGACCCGCCCAACTGGTCGGAGGATATCGACGGCGAGGCCGTCACCGAGGAGATGCTCAATCGCTTCGGCGCCCTGCCCTTCGAGGTGATGGAGGAAGACGACTTCGATCGCGTGATCGCCGAGCTTCAGACCAAGACGCTCGCCGAGGACGCCGACGACGATCTCCGCACGCTAGCCGAGGAGGTAGCCGCCGCGCTGCTCGAGGCCCGGAAGGTCGCAAAGGACCGCAAGGCCAACAAGAGGGGCGGCGTGCAGCGGAAGATGAAGTGCAACAAGCCCGGCACCGACCCCAAGAAGATGAAGCATTGGGACGACAAGAAGAAGGCGTGCGTCCCGAACGCCGGTGCTTACACGGTCCAGCGCAAGGTGAAGACGCGGAAGGCCGGTCGCGGCAAACAGGCCGTCACCACCGACAAGAGGACCCGGCGACACAAGTCGATGGGGATCGAGTCGTTCGCCGGCAAGCTCGGAGCGATGATCTCCGAGGATGTCGACGAGAAGAAAGTCGACCTCGGCGTGCGCGACGAGGTGCTCGAGCGCATCGACCGCATCTTCGTCCTGATCGATGAGGAGTTCTACGACGACGACGTGGCCGCGGTGCTGCTCTCCGTCATGGAAGACCTCGACGAGAAGTCCGAGGCCGGACTGCTGGCCGAAGACGCGATGGGCGAGGACGAGTTCATCGCAGCCCTGGCCCCGGCTCTGAAGATCATCCGTGAATGCTTCGACAAGATTCAGGAGATGGAGGACAGCGACGACGATTCGGACGAGGACGACTCGGACGAGGACGACTCGGACGAGAAGGACGAGGATCTGTTGGGAAACCTGAACGCCCTCTAGGCGAGGGCAAGCGAAAACGGCGCACCGCGTATAAGTCGGGGCGCCGGGAGATGGCAGGACTTGACACGAGCAAAGGAACTCTCGACGCTGACGGGAATAAGACTAAGCGAAAAGTCTCTCCCGATGCCAAGCGCAAGAGCGAACGTAATCCCATTGCTCGAACAGACCTCAGACCACGACGCTGGAAGAAGGGATAGTCAGATGTCCAAAATGCTCCTCATTGAATCCGCTCCAACGACCCTGATACTGGTCGAGGGCAAAGGTGCCCAGGCCGGCAAGACGATAGCCCGTGGGGAGTTCGGTCGCGTGGACGAAGCGACTGCCAACGGACGCAAGTATCCGCGAGCGATCATCGAGCGCGAAATCAAGCGCCTGGGAGCCGATCTCAAGGCCCGGCGCGTGCTCGGGGAACTCGACCACCCGCAGGACGGGAAGACGAGCCTCAAGCGCGTCTCTCACCTGCTCACGAAGCTCTGGGTCGAGGCCGACGGTCGCATCATGGGCGAGTCCGAAGTTCTACCCACTCCCGAGGGCAAGACCCTCCGTGCGCTGATCGAGGCGAACGTGCAGGTCGGCGTGTCCTCGCGTGGATTCGGATCGACCAAGCCGGTCGACGAGGACGGCAAGCAGATCGAGGAAGTCGGAGACGACTACGTTCTGAAGACCTTCGACTTCGTGTGCGAGCCGGCGATGCGGACCGCGTACCCGGCAATCTATACCGAGGATGTGGACGCCGAGCAGCCGGACCAGAAGGCGCTGTTCATCGAGGCGTTCCCCGAGGTGGTCAACCAGCTGCGCGAGGAAGCGGAGGCCAAGGCTCCGAAGGTGGAGACTTCCGACGACGTGCGCGAGCAGATCCGAGCCGAGCTGTCGGAGGGATTCGAGAAGAACGTCGCCGAGTCGATCCTGTCGATGAAGGAAGAGGTAGCCGACCAGCTGCGCGAGCAGTTCCTGAACGACCCGAACATCGCGGGTGCGAAGACTACCTTGATACAGATCGCAGAGATGCTGGCCGAGTACCACATCACGCCGGACGAGAAGGCGACCCGTGACGCTCTGAAGGCGAAGGATGTTGAGATCGCAGACGGCGAGTCGAAGCTGTCCGAGGCGGTGTCGACGGCCTCGAAGGCGACGTTCATGCTCCACGTCGAGCGGAAGATCGGAGGCCACCCGATGGCCGAGTCGATCCGCAAGCTGTTCAAGGGCGTGACCATCGAGAGCATCGAGGACGCGGACGATCGGCTGAAGACCATCCTGGCTGAGTTGCCGGAGGTGAAGGAGTCGAAGGAAGACGCGGAAGAAATGATCGCACTCCGCGAGGAGAATGCGAAGCTATCCACAAGGGCCGTATCGCTCGAGGAGCGGTCGACGGACCTTGCTGACAGGTTGAAAGAGGCAAAGCGGATCGGTGAGAAGCTCGATGCTCGGCGAATAGATGCCGAGGAGCAAGTGCAAGCGCAGACCAAGAAGCTCGAGGAGGCACAGGCGGTGGCGGACGAGGCGAAGAAGCTCGTCGAGGATACCCAGGCCGAGGCCGAGCTGAAGGTCTACAAGCACGAGAAGGTTGCAGGGTTGACGAATAGCAGAGAGTTGTTGGTCCTACTTGAAGGCGTAGCCGACAGGGCCAAGGTTGACGAGTTGGTAGCCAAGAGAGGCACCACGATGGTGTCGGATGCTGCGTTGGAAGAAGCGCGAAAACGGGTGGGGCGTGGACATGTAGGTGCCGCCTCCGAACTGAACGAGGAGGACCGGCGCGGCAGACCCGTCGGCGCCCCCAGCGAGGACGACCCGGTGTTCGACAGAATCGGGACGAACCTCGACGAGGCATCAAGGCTGGCTGGAGACTAGCCGCTACCAACTGGAGATTTCAAAATGAGCGAAGCAAGACAATTCCTGGCAGAGCACGGCGAGAAGTCCGTCGCGGACGAAGGTTTCACCAAGGCGTGTGAGCGCAAGTGGGAGAAACTCGTCGGCTCGATCGAGAATCCCTACAACAAGAAGGTCACGGCGGTTCTGCTCGAGAACGAGGCCGGCCACCTTCGCAGCCTGTCGGAAGACACGCTCTCCGGCAACACCGGCGAGTTCGTCAAGTACATCTTCCCGATCCTGCGGAGGGTGTTCCCGAACCTGATCGCCAACCAGATCGTCTCGGTCCAGCCGATGACCGCGCCCGTGGGCGGCATCTTCTACTACGAGTACAAGTACGACGGTCGCAAGGGGAGCAAGAACCCCGTGCAGACCGGCATCGCCAACAACCCCTACAACATGGGGTACGACGGCGAGCTGAATCAGGACGACGATCTGATCAAGGACTTCGGCAAGTTCTACAGCTCGGAGTTCATCGACTACGACGTGCTCGTGACCGATACCGGTGTCGGCACCATCGCGGTGTCCAACGTCACCCTCGGCCGGACCCCCAACTGGTCGCCGATCAGGGCGCCGGGAACCGAAGGCCAGCGCACGTTCTTCGTGAAGCTCTACGCCAGAGTCCGCGACAACGCGGGTGCGGCGTGGATCGACACCATCGCCACCCTGGACCCGACCGGCGCGACCAACAACCTCGTCGACAACCTCTCCGGCGCGACCGTCGGGACGTTCGTCGTGGGCACGAAGGTGTGGACGCTGAACGCGGTGGACGAGACGGGCGTGGCCTCCACGTTCGAGGACAACACCGTCGTGTGGGCGCAGTACTTCGTCAACTTCGAGCAGGTCTTCGCGGACAGCTCGGTGGCGACGGACCGCATCCCGTCCGTGTCCCTGGACATCACGCTGCACGAGGTCAAGGCCGAGAGCCGCAAGCTCAAGGCGCGGTGGAGCACCGAAGCCGTCGACGACCTGAAGGCCCTGCACGGTCTGGACGCGGAGACGGAGCTGGTCGCCGGCATCTCCAACGAGATCAGCCTGGAGATCGACCGCGAGATCATCGGGCAGCTGCTCGACGGCGCCGCGCACTCGATCGGCTACGCCTACTCCCCGACCGTACCGGGCGAGATCGAGGACATCCGGCGCATGATCACCCAGATCGCGTCGATCTCCGCACGCATCCACAAGACGAGTGGTCGCGCCGCCGCGAACTTCATCGTCACCAGCACGGCGGTCCAGGCGCTGCTCGACCAGCTA